GAACTTAGCAATTCCCTCAAAGGTTGTTTTGATTTCAGCAGTACTCATAAGTCCTTTCGCTGCTGTATAGAAGTACGTGTATTGCTCGGTCAAAGTCTTAATCTCCACACCCCATTTTTCAGCAGTTGCAGTTACAAAGGCTTGGTTACTCGCAAACTCATCTTGCGTACCCGACACCATTTTAAGTGCTAAGTCTAATGATTGTAATGCTTTGGTAGTTTCGTAAATGTTTTTAGCAATATCAATAGCAAGGTAAATCCCTGTTCCTACTCCAAAAGCAGTCATTAAGTTACCTACACTTGTTGCTAATCCGTTTATTTTACGGTTAGCATCGCTAAATCTACCCACCGCTTTATCTGCAGCAGCTACTTTTTTGTTAAGTACATCAAACTCTTGTTGTGCTTTGCGTATTTCAGCGTTTGATGCTTTTTCAGAAGCAATTAAGTCTTGAAGTTTGTTTTTAGCTTTCTCCCTATTTGCAGTAAGTTGTACGTAGGCTCGGTTTAGTTTTTCATTGGCTAATGCTGCCTTTTGCGCTTGTGCTATTTCTTCATTTTTCTGTTTATTCAAAGAAGCAATCATAGCTTGTTTGTCACGCATTTGCTTTAACTCTTTATCGCTTTTATAAGTTAATGCTTTATCGTTATCGGCAATTAATTTTGCCTCTTGTTCATATCTCTGTTTGTTCAAAGAAGCAATCAAAGCTAATTTTGCTCTAGTTTGTTCTAATGTAGAGTTATATTCTTTTTGTTTGTTATCAGCACCACTAGGAGTATTAGCAGGTTTAAAGTTGTTTATGGTTTTAATTTGGTCAGCAAGTTCCTTAACCAATGGCATTATATCATTGATTTGCTTTTTGGTTTGTTCCGAGATAATCTCTATAAATTCGTTTGCCATAACTTATATGTTTAAAATAAAAAATGCAACTCTTGTTGGAGTTGCATTACATTCAGTACAAATATAGTAATTATATTTGTACTATGTATTATTTTTTTTTGTATATTTGTATTGTCGAGGTCAAGCGATAAAACAATTTAATAAAATTCCCGATTATTAAGGACTTGACCCCTTTTTATTCGGGTTTTTTGTATTATGGAAATTTGGAAAGACGTTGTAGGGTATGAAGGTTTATATCAGGTATCTAATTTAGGAAATGTTAAAAGATTGTCAGTTAACAAATTGAATGGTCGTTTTTTTAGTATTTGTAAAGAAAAAATATTAAAAGATAAAAAAAATAAATATGGATATGTAAACATTACTTTAACTAATGACGGAAATGTAAAAACATTTTTATCACACAGGCTAGTCGCTATAGCTTTTATACCTAATCTAAAAAACAAACCTTGTGTTAATCACATTAATGGAATTAAATACGACAATCGTGTTGAAAACTTGGAGTGGGTAACAGCAAAAGAAAACACCAAACACGCTTATGATACTGGATTACAAAAATCAGTTAAGGGAGAATTACATTGTCAATCTATACTAACTGAAAAAAAAGTTTTAGAAATTAGAGCGAGTAATTTAAAACAAAAAGATTTAGCAGTTATTTATAATGTTGGGTACAAGTTAATAAGTCAAATAAAATTAAGAAAAACTTGGAAACACATTTAACTTAATTTACTACCTATACTTTTTTTGCTTTGTGCTTTTATTTTATTATCACACATTTTTTCGTAATAAATAAATTTAATAAGTAAAATTTCATCAGGTAGATTCCTTTCTAAAATTGTTTCAAAATTTACAATAGTTTCAAAATAATCGAATTGTTTATTATCTTTAATTTTAGTTAAATTTTCTAAATCAAATTTAGCAATATTTAATTCATTTTCGATTAAGCCCAATTCCACTTGCAATACGTTTCTTATCTCATCTTCAAATTTTCCTTCTAAGTCTATTCCTATACCTATATCTTTTAAGGCTTGTAATAGCGTATTACGTATTTCTAAGTCGGTTTCATTGAACATTAAGAAGTCTAGTACTTGAACTACACTTTGTATTTTATGTTCCATAAAATCAATCTCCTGACGTAATCTCAAAAACTCATTCGACCTATAATTATTCGATTTAACAAAGTAATCATCATAAATAGCTACAAACACTTCCTCTGCATCTTCTCCTTCTATCGGTTCAAGCAAGTTAAAATCCTTTGTTTCTAAAATATCGAAGAATAACTTTGCAGGGATATTGCTTATCGAGTTATACTTACTCATTTTTTGTTAATTATTTTCTTTAAATCGGCTATGAATAATGGTTTTATAATCACATATTGGAAATCCTCAAAGGTTTGTTGCTCTAAACTCATTATATTCCCAAACATATCTACTAATTTATCTCTTTTTGGATCTGTTGCTCCGAATATGTATTTATTCTGATTTGGTTTGTTTAATTTAAAACTATTGATAAATGCTCCAGTTAATATTAAATCTACATTTCCATTAGCTCTTGGATTTTGTTGATATTTTTCATTACCATACCAATCCCATTTATATCTTCTTGTAGTTTTATTACTGTAAATATTTCCTTGCTCGTATTCTTCCTCTTTTAAATCTCTTAAAATATCCTCATTAGCCTTAATATGTACGTACACCATCTCTCTCAAAGTGGTTATCTTCGATACTGATTCAAGTCTGCGTAACATTTCGGCTGCACTTGCCATTTATTTTTTCTTTTTAACGTATGCTTTAATACTAATCTTTTGTTTTTTATCCCTGCAATCTAAACAATGTGCATCCTTTGTTATCTTGGGATTGCATATAAACTCCTCTATCAACTCTTCATTTGTTTGGTTGGTGTTGTGTAATATCCAAAATCTCTTTTGGTCTTTTGATAGTTTCAACCATTCGGTTGCACATTCTCCGAAAATCTGTACATTAAAAATTTCCATTCTATTTAGGTTTTAGTTAAAAAAAATGCCAATCGTTTCTGATTGGCATTACATTCATTACAAAGATATACAAAATTTATTTGTAATCTACATTTATACTAATTCTTTCCAATTTATTGATGCAGCTAATAAAGCTCCTGCCCCTGCTGTTTGTAATGGACCAGCAGCCAATGCTAAGACGCTTGAACCTGTTATAGCGACTGTCCCTGCAGCATTATATCCTATCACATTAGAGTTATCAGCTAACATAGACAAATCAAAAGTATAAACTCCGATTACGTTTGGAATTATTGCAGTCCAAATAGTTGTACCTGTTATTGCTGTCGATGCTGTGGCAGCTTGGTCAACCGTTGTAACCGACCCTGCTACCGTTGCAGCAAAAGTTGCTCCCGTATTTGGTGTTGGTAACATTAATAATGCTACTGTAAGTGCTGTCGCTGTTGTTGCTGCTACAGCTACCGTTATTGATACTGATGTTGGTATAATTCTTGCTCTTTTTGTTAAATCATTTGTAGATGCTGCTCTTAATGATAGTATTGGGTAATAAGTATTAGCAGTCACCCCACCTACTTTTAAAGTTGCACCTGATGTACCGCCAAAATTTCTCCAACCTCTTATACTAACATCGCCTTCTTGAATAACTACACAATTAATCAATGTTAATTTACCTGGTTGAGCTAATACACCGTTAGAAACTATTTCAGCTCTTACAGGTAATGTTCCTGTTCTACTCCAAGAAGTTGATAAACCGTTTACAGATGATATTTCGTGAGCCCATACCATTCCATTATCTCCTGTCTCAAATCCATAACGAATTGTACCTACACCTAACCATTGGTATTCTACAACTAGATGTTGAGCTTTAGCCCAATCAAGCGTTATACCTGATGCTCCTGTGCCATCCATTTTATCTTTATTCCAATCATTTTGTAGTATTCTTTCTTCTGCTCCAGCAACGCCTGCCGTCATATATCGTCTTACTAATGATACTGATGCACCATCGGCTTCAATGTAAAATCCATCACCTACTGTTGAAGGATATATCCACTGGTCTGTAAACATTCCAACTCTTTGTCTAACATTAGTTATTAATTCGTTAAAATTAAATGTTACTCTAAACAAAGTTGAGATACCAGGTGCATAACGAATATGGTTGTACGATTGAATCCAATATCCTGATGTGGCAGTAGTCAAAGTGTTCAACTCCAAACCATATAAGTTAGTGGTTAATGCTTGTGTTCCTGATGCGGTTGCAGTAGATTCCCAAAGTTGTGTTAAGGTAGAAGTCAATACCGTGCCAAAAGTTTGCTCAAAGGCTATTCTAGCATCCGACACTCTTACTCTTTCAAATGAATCTAAAGTAAAATCATCGTGATTATATGTAGTTGTAGCAACGCCTTTTTGAATAACGTGTAAGGCTTTTTCTGTTGGATCTACCGTTGCTATCGTAGAATCAATCCCTGATTTTAAAACTGTACTCATTTTTTATATTTGTATTAGATATTTTACGGTAAAATTACCACTTGCGTTGTTAAATGCGGTTGCTCTTAAATCGAATGAAACATTATCAATTATATTTTCAATATTAAAAACAATGCCATTTAAATAGAAATCATCTAAACTTGTTTCGCTTGTTTCTTGCGGTATAAACGATATATTTTTAATATTGGCATTAGTTATCAAAGCGTTTAAAATCGTTGCTATTTTGCTGTCTGTTTCGTTTCCTAAATCAATAACAGTTGTTCCTGTGATAGTGGTTATTATAGTTCCATCTGCTCCGTCGTCACCTTTTACACCCTGTATTCCTTGAATACCCTGTGCGCCTGTTTCTCCTATATCGCCTTTCAATCCTTGAATCCCTTGTATGCCTTGTTCACCTTGCACTCCCTGAATCCCTTGACTTCCTGTATCGCCTTTTACACCTTGAACGGACATATCGGTTGTATAAGAATAAACTACACCATTCCAAAGGTATAATTTACCATTATCTACATCCGTTGGGTCAACTGTTGAAACGATTGCAAACTCTCCTGATGCTATTCCTGTTGGTGCTGTATCAGCTAATAAAGCTGCTAATGTAGTGTAAGTTTTTGAAATTTTAAAACCTTCTCCTGTTATCCCTTGCTCACCTTGAACTCCTTGTATTCCCTGAACTCCTTGTATTCCTTGTAACCCTGTGTTGCCTGTATCTCCTTTATCACCTTTTAAACCTTGTATGCCTTGAATACCCTGTATGCCTTGCGCTCCAACATCGCCTGTATCTCCTTTTGTACCTACTTCGCCTTGAACTCCTTGACTTCCTGTGTCGCCTTTTACTCCTGTTGCTCCTGTTGCACCATCGAAATAATCTATTCCCTTAATCGGTGTATATCCATCATCACCTGTATCTCCTTTAATTCCCTGTATGCCTTGCAATCCTTGAATACCTTGCTCTCCATCATCTCCTTTGTCGCCTTTTAATCCTTGCAGTCCAATATCAGATATTTCAATATAAATAGTTTCAGTTGTTTGAACCACATCGATATTAATCTCCGATGTTAATTCATCAACCGTTAAGTTTACTTCTTGTACTATCGGAATTATCTCTATCATACTGTTTTAATAGTTACGTCTTGAATTACTTTCAAACTTCCTTTCATATAAGTTTGGCAAGTGCCATCTGCAAAAATTATCTGTAAATCATATACATAATTTCCAGCAGTAGGATTGAATTTATTTACTTGTTGCAATACTATTTCCCCTGTCAATGCGTTTGTAACCGTGATATTAGTACCTGTTTTCCACTCGTGAACTATCGTGGCGTTAGGTTGTGTTCTAATTTGACAAATAATTTCAGCACCCGTAACATCAAAATTAAACTTGATAGCCAATGGAGATAATGTCGAACCCTTGTAATGGTCTTGGAAATTATAAATTGAAGGTATTGCACTCATTTTGTGATATTTTAAGTCAAAGATATAAAATATTTCGATACAAATTAAAAAGCCGTTATATTTCTACAACGGCTTTTCAACTAATTAACAAAACACCTAATCTTTATGCTACTGTTACAGCAGTATTAGAAATTCCTTTATAGAATTTTGTCCCGATTTTTGCACAACTTACAGCATTTACTGTGTCGTACAATTCCACAATTACCGTGTTAGTAGCTACTAAAACCGCAGTAGGAGTATATTGATACTCTTTTGTGGTTGCATTGTAGCTCAACGATGCAGCAGTAATTGTATCAACTACTCCGTTTACAGTAGAACGAAGATTTGCTATTGCAATTCCTCCTAATGTAGTGGCTCTATTCATTTCAAACACTGGTTTGAAGTAAACTTTAGCGTCTGATGCGTCTGCTCTTGCTGTGATAACAATGTCAGTTACAGGATTGATGTCTTGATTTACTTTGAAATCCAATGAATCGGCTTCCAAAATAGCTACATCTCTGTTAAACTGAACTTCGTTAATCAACTGCATTGATACAGTTACACTTGCGCTTGTTGATCCGTCAGTAAACATATATGTTCCTGTGTTCAACATTCCTAATTCAAAACCACTAAATGTAGTTCCGTTTGTTGCTCCTGCGATTGCTCCACTAGAGAATACAAACAATAGGTCAAATGCTTGGAATGAATTGTAAGTGTATAAAGCACTTGCAAATTTCCATCCACCTTTTAAGTATTTGAAACTGTATTCAGGAAGTCCATTACGAACTACTGATTTAACACCTCCTTGATACTCTTCTGTTGTGGCTTCTGGCGTACCGTTGGTAGCTTCAATAGCTCCCAATACGGGAACAAAGTTACCATCTTGAATTTGCTCATTCACATAAGCTAAATCAAAGGTATCTGCGGTCAAGTCTATCGCCCAACCTTTAGGTACAATCATAAAACCTGTTAATCTACCCTCTTGGATGATACAGTCTGAAAGCCCTAAATTCTTTCTGCTTACTAAGCAGTCTTTTTGATTTATTAATACCATAATATTTCGTTTTTAAAAATTAATAACAACTTGTTTGATTTATATCATATTCTAAAATATCAATCAATACTTTAAAATAATGATACGGTTGCATATCGTCCGTACTTTCGTGCTCATAGTTTTGACTGATTCTACTGTTAAACCTTGCAAACACTTTATCTGAATTATGCTCTACTGTCGATACATTAATGCCTGGAATAGTGTTTAAAACATTCAAAACATCAACTCTAACTTCTTCATCTGCTCTATGGTCTATACTTGGATAAACTTCATCCAAATTTAACATAAAATAAACTTCAATAGTTGTTTTGTAGTAGGTATTACTAATGTGTTCTATTGATTCTCCAGCTAATATGAAAAACTTGTTTTCCTCTGCAAAAATTAAAGAACCACTATACTCATTATCTCCTAAATAGGCTTCAATAGTTTTTTTTCCTTCTCGAACTAAAATTTGACATCTTGGATAACCATCTAATTCAACTTCCCATAAATCTTTTAATTCATAGATTTTTCGCTGGATATTGTCTATAACAACGTCAATTCCTACTGGGTTTGTTTTTGTTAGATTCATTTTTTATTGCAATGTGTAAGTTAAAAATTGTCTTGATTTTGTAAAACCTACTTTTAATTTCTTAACCTCTTGCTTTAATTGTGAGATTTCTCCAAGTGCTTGTTCTCTTAATCCCGTTACAGATATTAAACTATCACTTCCTTTTGTTCCCTCAATCTCTATCATTATTTTTTGATAAAGCTCTTGGGATTTTGTTTCCTTGAAATTACTTCTAATTGATGAAACATACATTTGTAAGCATCGAATTGTGAACTCTAAACTTATTGCTTTTGCAAACAACATTTTATTGTTTAGGATAAAATCTGTATAATCGTCATAAATCGATAAGTCCAAATTCAACCCCGTGTCTTGTGATAGTCCTTCTATTAGCGATAAATCAAACAGTTGATTTCCTGTATAATTTTTCACAAACACTTTTTCTAAACACAATTCTTTAAAACTGCTCATTACACTAGCATTGTTCCATTCTCTTTTAAAAGGCTTTACCGCAATCCCTGTTGATACATATCCAATATAGTAGTCTCCTTTGTAAGTTGTGCCGGTATTGTCCAGCACCCAGTTTAGTTCTTCTACTTGATTATCGGATGCGATTGTTATCAGTTTGCTCTGTAATGCACCTTTCTTCCCTGTGTTGAATAAGAGTAACGTAAAAGTACCTGTTTCGTTAAAATCAAGGATTACTCTATTAATAGAGAAAGCCGTGTTTTTAGCATTTGAAACCTGTATTTTATATCCAACAAAACCATCTGGCAATGTTTCTACTTCCGTTTTATTTGAAGCGTTTTTATACACTAACCCTCTGTCAATAAAATCAAACTCATTAAAAACTTGACTGCAAACACTAACAATACTTGATTTCTGCATATTTTTCAACAGCAAATTAAAATCCAATACGTCAATATCCTTATAATCCTGATTGTCTTTTATAAACTCAATTTTTGCATAAGGGTTGTCGTTTATAAACAACCCTGATGTACTTAAAATGTTGTCTGCATCCAATAAAGCATAGATAGGATTGTAAGGTTGTCTGAAACCTACAATTCCTAATAATTCATCCGCTATTTTGTTTGCTACAAACATTATACTATTGCAAAAGCTAAAATTGGAGTAGTGTTGGCTACGCTTAATGGTGCTTTCACAAATGATAAATCTTGCGATACTTCATATTGTGTAACTACGTCTTGTGTATAACCATTGTTTGCGCTATCGTCAGCACTTGTTGAATAGTAGTGCATTGCGTAAACTTCGCCATCCACAGGGTTCAAAATATTAGTATAAGTTGCCAATGGAGCAGCTCCTGTAAATCCTCTTCTGTTTTGAATAGGAATCCAAGGTAAAGTTGCTACTGTTCCTGTTGGAACTACAATCCAGAAGCCTTTAGCATAAGCAGAAACTAACGCTGCGGCTAATGCACCTAATTCAACAGAGTGAACAAATGTTACACCATTAAATTGGAATGAAAGGTTAGTGCTGTTAGACGCTCCTTGTGCAGCTTGATACTCAAATTTAGCAAATGCGATACTATCACAGAAAATAGTGCATCCTGATGGATATTTATTAGCATCCAATGCAATTTTAGTGATTTGAATAGCTCTTGTTTCTTTTGCCTCGGCAATTTCAAATACATCATCTACTGCATCAAAAGTGCCTTCGGCAGTTGCCAAGTTAGCACCTGAACGGTTTGCAAATAAATAAGCAGTTGCAGCAGTTTCATATCCTTCCATAAAGTTGGAAATGATGTTTTGTACTTCTAAATTCATTTGCTCTTGAGCATCATAAATAGAAATGTCAGACTGTTTCAAAGACATATTGAATTTGTCGCTGTAAGTAGTCCAAGTTGGAGTAAGTACTGCGCTGTCTTGTTTAACCCCTGTGTGGTTGTGTGTTCTTGCACCTCCTAAAGCACGTGTTGCTCTAGTAGCGTAATTAGTCTCAACTGTTCTGTCCTCACGTGTTCTTAAAACATCGTAATTAGGAAACATAATAGGAGACATTCCTCTTAAAGCCAAGTAAGTGGCTGGAAATCTGAATCTAAGTTCAGAGGATTGGAAAGCAGCAATAAGTTTTGCTTGTGCTTTTACCAAATTTGCGGTGGTCATATTTGCCATTGCTTTTTTGTTTTTATGTTAAAAATTCGTTTAAATTATTTGGCTATACCGCCTTTATCCGAATTAACATTACCGCAATTCTCTACAAATATATAAATAAAATCTATACAAAAAGAAAAAACCTATAAAAATAATTTATAGGTTTCTTTTATTTATTCAGTTGGTGCTTTTACGTATTTTTTTCTCCCCGAATATTTAGATAGATATTTTTGGTTTGCTTCCTTGATTTTAGCATACTTCAATATCTCTTTTTGTCGTTCTAAAAAAGCCTCTTGTTTTACCTTTTCCGCTTTTTTACGTAGAAATAAATTAAAAAACCATTCTATCGCTATAAATATATATTTCATATTTTTTATGTAAAGATAATATATTTTTTGTATATTTGTATTAGTGAGTACGACCACTATTAAAATTTATTACAATTCCCGATTATTTAGAGCGTCGTACCTCTTTTTAATCGGGTTTTTAATTATATATTATGGAAGTTTGGAAAGATATTGTTAAGTATGAAGGCATTTATCAAATAAGCAATCTTGGAAATGTAAAAAGTATGAGTTTTCAAAAAAGCGGAAAAGAAAAATTAATGAAAATGACAAAAGGACAAGCTGGTTATTTGAAAATAATTTTAAGACTAAACTCAATAAAACATACATATTCTATTCATAGACTTGTAGCTATTGCATTTATTGATAATTTAGAAGAAAAACCACAGGTTAATCATAAAAACGGGATTAAAACTGATAATAGGGTTGAAAATTTAGAATGGAATACAAGTAAAGAAAATATTAATCATTCTTATAATACTGGGCTAAAAAAAGGATATAAACTTGGACAAAAAGGAATAACAAATCCATCAAGTAAACTTAACGAAAAAGATGTTTTAGAGATAAGAAATAGTACTTTAAGAGGTGCTGAATTAGCAAGAAAATATAATGTTAGTTCAACATTAATTTATAGTGTTTTAAAAAATAAAATTTGGATTCATATATAAAAAAGCATTGCTTTTAAAACAATGCTTTTTTATATTTTTATTATACTTTTAAAGTTCCATCTTTTATTCTCTTAGACATCTCTGTATTTTTTTGAGAATCATTCCATCCGTTTTTGATGGCCTCTTTTTCAAAACTTTCAAAAGAACCTTGTTTATACTGCTTGGCATCATCTCCTTTACCACTTCCCCCCTCTACTTTTGCTAAATATGGTGTTGCAAAGTTTGTTACCCAACTTGCAATGTCAATAGGAGATAAGGTTTTTTCGTCCTTCAACACCTCTCCGTTTTGTTTTACAATGGTCTTTCCTTCTTCCCTTTCAAAAGAAAATCCTTTTTCCTTAGCTTCGGTAAAAATGGTAGATTTTGAAACAAGTGTATTGTCTGGAATGTGTTTCGTGAAATCGTTTTTAATTTCTGAAAGTAGGTTTTGTTTTTCAATGTTTGTCTTGAATGCGTTAAATTCGTTTTCTTTTTCTACTAAATTACCCTGTAATTTCTCAAAATCGGTCTTTAACGACTTGTATTTCTCCTCTGGCTCAATTTTACTATCGCTTTCAGTCTTTGCTTTGATTGCATTCACCAGGTTCTCCATTGTTTTTCCTGTAAACTCCAATCCTAATACGTTTCTCTGCTCTTTTACAGCCATTTCAAGTGCTGTTTTTGCAGTTTCTTTCTTGATGTTCTCTAATCTTTCATCATAAATTGATTTTTTTTCTATCAACAACTCTGATAAATCAATTTTATGTTTCTCTTCACTTGTAATCATTTCCGTTAGCGTACCGCCTTCAATCCCTAGAGCTTTTTCAATCTCTAATACATTTTCTAATGCCATAATTTACTTTTTAAGTTCGTCAATTAATTCGATTAATTTCTCTTCTTTCCACAAGTGATGAGCCTTTTTACCACTTAATTCCAAATACTCACCTCTTAATTTCTCAATTTCAGACGATGTTGTCATTTCAACGTCTTTAACCTCTTCAAATGCAACATACTCCTTAACTGTTTTGTATGGTTTTTTCTCCCAATACAGTTTTGTAGCTTTTACATCTTCCTCATACAACAATCCATTAATGTTTGATTGTGCATTGATTTTCTCTGCATACTCGTGATGTACTACGTGCAAATCACGCTCCAACACCTTAATTGTCGGATCAAAATTCTCTCCGCTTAATCGCCCTAGTTTAAAAAGACGAAATACTCCTACTTGATTCATAATATATATTTATTTAATTAGTTACTACTTCCTTTAGTTCTGGCAATGTTACCTTATTCGCTTCAAACCATACGTCAAATTCTTTTTTAATCTTTTCAGTGTCTAAATAATTAGTCACTCCTATCCAATATTTTTGAAACAATATCTTTCTTTGTGCTTCTTCGTTCCCAAACACCTCCAACACTTGTGCTACTGTACTGTGTAAATAGGGTTCACATTTAGCCTTAGCCAAACTTATCTGCAAGTCAATAGGGTTGTTTCTAAACTTGCTCCACAAATATTCTTCAAACAATTTGTCCAAGATAATACTGTTACAACTCGACTTAACTGCCATCTCATATCGTTCCAACAACACGTCATAACTTTCAATGATATACCTTCTTCCTAAGTTGATGGTAATCATACTCTCGAACTTATCCTTGCCCGTATCATACAAGTTCAATATCCACTCTGATAATTTCCACTCGATATACTCCGCAAAATCAGCATATTTGTTTAGTTGATTCTCAAATGGCTGTTTGTCAAATAATATCTCTGTTGCTGTTTTCTCCACATTGTTGTTGGTTCTAATCCCAAAACTCGTACCCCAATGTGATTTGTACATTTTTTCTTCCAATATCAACAACTCATCATTGAACTGTGTCCAAGTGCTTAATTCAGGTGCTAAATACCCTCCAATGTTATCCCCTACCAACAACTTCTCATCTCCCTCTGGTAATGGTACTTCTATAACATCTGTTACATCATTCTTCCCTACATACTTTCCGTGTCCATTGCAAGTGCCACAAACTTCATCTCCTGTCTTGCCACTTCCCTGACAATCACCGCAAAATTGCACCACTTTCCAAAACAATGGCATTCCCCTGAATATTTTGTACAAAGTTAGTATGCTTTGGTTCTGTGCCAACTCTTTTGCTATTCCTATAACGCTGTCAATAGCAGCCACCTTTTCATCCTCCCCTACATAAGACAAATTACTACATATCAAAGCAGGTACTTCCCCAAATGGATGCGCAAAACTCAAATCTTTTACCAATGTAAATTGTCCGCCCTCTTGCAAGAACGTTCTATCCATCACATCATCGACTATTCTCCATAATAACTTACTGCCACTTGGCAACTGCTTTGGCTCAAACAGTACATATTCCACCATTTGACCTTTACTCTCGTAATGCCTTATACTGTTTATACTCTTATAAGTTGGGTAAACGTCTAACTTTGGAGTTGTAGTGTATTCCAAAAATATCAACCCATTAGGGTCTGTGTTAAATAATTCAATAGCCTTGTGTTGCACCCATTCAGCCAATGGCTTCCCATCACGAATACTTGCAATCTTTTTTATAAATGCTTCCTTGATAGTCGGGTTAATATCATAATCCTTAACCCCTCCTGTTGCGTAATAGATATTATCTATCGGTTGAAACAACCTACTGAACACATCTTTTATATCCCTAGAATACTTCCTTCTAGCTAATGCCTTCTTCTCACTTTCAATGATTTCAATCTTCTCAATCAACTCCTCTATAAAGTCCTCCCCATTCACTAATGCTCTCAACTCCTTAGAGTATTCACGCATTTCTAAAAAATCTTTACAAACTCTTTCGTGTGTTTTAATAACGTCTATCGCTTCTTGGTCGCTCTTGAAAATCATTGTTTTGAATGTTTTTATCTACAAATGTAATAAATTTTTTTATATAAATTGTTTTTACCATAAAATTCTTGGTTTATGCTTCCCTTTTATCTCCACATAAGCCCTCATCATTATCGCATCAGCAAAGTCAGGACTTCGTTTCAACCTCTCTTTCAAATCTACTTTCCTCTCTATCGCCAAGTACCCATCATCATCCAACGGTTTTCTATTTATTTGCTCAAACTCCTCAATTATTTGTTTTGAATAAACTTTATCCTGTATAAATACCTTGCCATCCTTTACCAAATCCGCAAAGTAAAAATAACATTGTGCTTTCAAATTCTTATAGTTCTCTGTTTTCCCTGATACCTTAATCGCTCTGCCATTGTTCTTGAAACCTACAGCACCACTCAATACCCCAAACTTACTACTAAACCTAGTAAACGTCTGCAATCCATCACTATCATAAATCACATTCTTAATTGGCACTCTATGCTCTATCCTCAAATCATTCAACTTCTTGCTTATCATTGTATCGTCTATCTTGTCAATAGCGATTATCTTTATTGCTACCATCCCAGCCCATATCACTATTACAAACTTATCCGAACCTGTATAAGCAATATCCGCAGTGATATATCTGTCCTCAGTTGGCTTAACCCACTCACTTGTAAACATCCCCAAGATATTCTCATAGTCAAACATAGCATAAGGATTGTCATCAAAATTCCAATCTCCTTCTAATAACCTCTTCCTACTCGCTGTATCTAAACTCTTCAAAGTCTCTACATAACTCTCGTGCAAATGCGGATTGTCAGTTGGTAAAGCCTGTATGAACTTCCTGTACTTTGGCAAACTATTACTCAAACTCGGATTGTAAAAGTTTGAATACGTCCAATTCTTAGCAGGATTACAAGTCATCAACATCTTAGGTATCAACTTATACTCCCTCAATTTATACCTTATCCTACTCTTTACTATCTGTACTGCCTTCTCCGTACACTGATTGCACTCATCTACAAACGCACCCGTTATCTCCAAAGACCCCAAACTGTCAAAATTAGGGTCACTCGGATATAGAAATAAATCCTTCAATAATATCTCACTACCATTCAACCAAGTTATAACATTAGTCTGACTATTGTATTTGTACTGATTAGCCAACCCTAAATCACTGCTCAACTGAAAAAATGTATTCAATGTAGTCTCCTTCAATGCCTTCAACTTCGCCCTACCCATTAACCACCTCGTCTTTGGGTATTTCTGACATTGCTCCATTAACCACAACACACCCAATGCTGATTTTCCTCCATTCTTTACCCCCTAATATTGCTACTAGGGGGTTAACAACCACCAGCCCCTCCGCCATAGAGAAGCTCGGTGGTTTCCGAATCGTTTAGGTAGTAAACTGCGTACTGTTGCTTTTTTAATAACTCCATACTAAATGTTTAATTTATACAAATGTAAGCAAAAAAATAAAATTGATAACAAAAATTACTGTGGAGGGATATTAAACCCATCTCGATTTCCTCTCAAGGGGGTGTACACCTCCGATATTCCTCTTTTAAGGGGGTTACTTCTTTAAATTACTCTTCTAGCTTCATCCCTCTACGCTTGTCTTTATATGATAGCTTTTGGACCGGTGCTGCTTCGGGTGTAACGTCGATATAGTCAGCATCTTCAGGCGGTTTGGTGCCTCCTCCCAACGATATGATGTTGATACTTTCCCCGTTTGTGGTCACGTCTAATTTATCTCCATACATTTTTGGGACGGCTTTTGCTAAATAGAATGTCATCTTATCAGTTATCAACCTGTCACGGGCTACGGCTGTAAGGCTGTCTTTTTCGTGTTGGTTTCCTCTTGCCGTTGTCAATAGGTCATCAAACAGTTGGTGTGCCTTAATTGCTCTTGCCTTCATATACATAGCGTTAATCTTTTCATCGTCTACTAACCAACTGTAGAAGGTCATTACATTGCAGTATGGTTGCTCCCTTAGTATCTTGTTGAGTTCATTACCAGCAGCGAACTGTTCCATTACGTGTTGAACTATCGCGAGACGTTGCTCAGGTGGTGTCTTAACCCCGTTAATTACGGGTTTTAAGTATTCGCTATAATCTTGTAGTTCCATAGATTTTATCTATTGTTTTGACAAAGATATAAAAAAAACTTATGCGCGTATTAATAAATGGTATGTATAAATTGTGTACCTGCACCAGACTGCACATAATAGATAATTCTTATACTACAATAGATTTTCTTTATTATAGATAATTCTTATAATACAATAGATTTTCTTTATAGTAGTAAAAGTATTGTTAAATTATACTTCTTTAATATATATCTTTTTTTAAATAAATATAAGAATATGTTATAATAATATATGATTGTTATGATTTTTGTTGATTGTTGCATTTGTAACAAGAATGTTATAAATATCACAAAATAGAGCTACTGATTGTTATATCTGTAACAAAATAGGGGTTGTATGTTATAAAAAAACGTGTATAAAGTTGCTTTGTGTTGTATCTTTGAGTAAGCAAATAAGGAAACGGATCTTTATTATAAAAACAAATATTATGAAAGCATCAAACACAATCCAGGGTACAATTTTAGTAGTATTTTCAATTATCTTAATACTTGTATTAAGTTTTGGCAATATGAATATATAGGCAAAATTTCAACATCAAAACAAACAAATAAAACAACAATTAAAATTTATCATTATGAAAACAGTATTTACAAACAGTACAGTAGTTACGCATTTATTCGCTCAACAAACACAAAGCGAAGGAAGGAGCTCAAACATATTTTTTAATCGTAATAAAATTTACTCTTATGGTTATCATTATTTACTAGGTGAATTTATCGAAAACAACAAAGGACAAAAAGCCATATTAATAAATGATAAAGGTTATAGTTCAACTACTTCAGGCCATATTTCAGACCTAAGACAAGCGACAAGACAATATAAACAGTTTTTTGTAACAGAAACAAATGTAGATTTTGTTTTACAGTCAATTGAAAGTAATGTAAATAAACTAATTACAGCACGAAAAAAAGAACTGTATATAATTCCTTCGCAAAAATTATTTGAGTCATTAAACGAGTTTATTAAATGGCAAGAGAATAAAATCACGCCAAAAACCGAACAGTATAAAAAAATTGTAAGGTTAATGAAGGTAATAAATGGCGACAATTTAACGGAATATTTAGAAAATGAATCCAAACGAATTAAGTCAGAAGCAAAAAAAGAAGCTAAAAAACAACTACAAAAACTTACTGAAAACATCGAAAAGTTTTATAATTATGATACGGATCGAGTTTATAACAGTAACCAGGATTATGTAAGACTTTCACAAGACAACGAAAACGTTGAAACTTCGCAAAACGTAAAAGTATCACGCAAAGAAGCGAAAGTACTTTATAATCTAATTGAAAACAAAAAAGATATTAAAGGTTTTGTTATCGGTGGTTATACTGTTATTTCGATTAATGGCACATTAACAATTGGCTGTCATCATATAAACATTGAATCTATAAATAGAATCGGTAACCAATTGTAAAAACTCAATCCTATTCCTTTGAAACCTAAACAAGTTTATCAAATTGGCTATTTGCAAAGGAACTAAAAACAAATATTAATTTAATCTTTATTTATTATGAAAACAATTTCAAAAATTAACGAAAAAATTTATTCTCTTGTGTCAGATATTTATTTTTTAGACGATGCAACCCACGATTTTAACACTAGAGAAGGCAAAATTTGCGCAAATATTAGAGTTTCAGGATGGATCGACGAAGACGACGTTTTGAAAATTTGCGAAGACAAAAACCTATCTAAAAAGCAAACTAAAAAAGTGTTGAAAGAGTTTAATGAAGACAGATTAAACAATGTTTATAATCACGTTTGTGAAGACGGTGTACGAAATTTAAAAGAGCAATATGAAGGTAATTGTGATTTATCAGATTATAATAAAATCTTTAAAGTTTGGCAATACTCAAACAACAAAGAAAACAACAACAAAGAGTATTTTTTAGAATCAGAATATTATAAAAATCAAAAATATTATATCAATCAATATTTTGATGCAGCTAAAAAATTCAAAACTCAAAAATCCTGGAATGCTCACATAATAAAAAACAACGAAATAGAATTTAAGGAATTTTCTAAAAGAGCTCAAATAGATAAGTTTGAAGTTTGGCAATATGGTAGATCAGGCGGATGGTTATCAATTTGCGATGAAGACGAGGCACAAAGTAATATTTTAGAAGATAACTACAGTTATTATATTTATGATGAATTAAAAGACTGTTACAACGACGATAATAATCAGGCTTTTAATAATGTTTTAAATGATTATTTAAGTAGAGAAACAAAAAACGATTTTATAAAAAATCTTGAAACACTTCTCAACCAACAAAACGAAAAAACAGAAGCAATAGAGCAAATTATCGAAGATATTGAAGGCCAAACAAAGTATTTTAAAGAAAATCTACTCAATGAATTAGATTATGAAATAGGCGAATTTGTAAGTACTGAATTTTCAGTAAATAAAACAAATGTAAAAATTTCAATAGTTGAAGACAAAGTAAAAACTTCTCTTGGTGTAACTGTAGATAAAGAAGAGTTTATAAATGCTTTTACTCTTGCATTACCCAAAATAAATAAACTTGAAAGAAAAGAAAAGTTATCTATTAAAAAACAAGTAGGAAACTATTTTGTTGAGTATGCAAAGAAAACTAAAAACGATATTATCATTAAGGCCGGCTGTCACAGATTTAGTTTTAATAACATTATCGAAGTTTTAAATATCAATCCTATTGCATCATAAAATGAAAACCAGGAGCAACCCAACACAAAACAAATGTATAGCTGCACTAATCTTTTTTAGTGCAGTAATTTTATTAATAATTATTCAAATTTAAAAAAAATTCCTTTGCAACCTTATGAAGTTGATACCGTTCGCTGCGGGCAAAGGAACTAGCAATTTAAAAAATAGAAATTATGAAATCAACAAAACACATCAAAAGCAACCAGTCAAAAATTGATTTTTACAATCGTATGACAAAAATTTGTCAACCACTGGACGGAGGCAGAAATTCAAGTCCTCAAAATTCAGGCGAAATAATGGCAAATATTCATTTATCACGCCCTATTTTTCGAAGCAATGGTAATTGTATCAAAAATGGAAGTTATGCTGATAGCCGACAAATTAGGGGTATTGAAAATGTAAAAACTTTGTTGTCTAAAATAACAGATGACGAATTGAAATATTTTCAATTTATGCAAATAACCGAAGCGAATTGTACCAATATTCATCGTGGAATCGTGGCTAAAAAATGGAATTGGATTTATTTTGAAAACAAAAGCGAAGTTTTGGAATTGATAAACGAAAATATCAAAATGTTGTCAAAATGAATCCATCAAAAAAAATCTTCGACCAATATAACCAGGAATTAAAGTCTAAATTAATTCCTGGTTCTAATGAACCAATTGAAACGAATTTTGTCACGGATTGTAATGATCCGATTTTTGACAAAAGTTTTGAGGAAATTAGAAAAATAATAGAGCATCAAGAATTTGATATTGAACTAGAGCAAATTAAAAATAATCTAAATTTATAAAAAATGAAAACTTATAATAAAACTTTCGAAATATACTTCGATGAAGTAAAAAATGAACTTATTTGTAATGATTGGAAATTACAAGACATTTATTCAATGAAAGGAAATTTTCAAGACGATCACTACCAGGAAATTATTGAAAACGTAAAAAATGGTAGTTTAATTACTGAGGAAGTTTTTAATAGTTTAGATAGTATGAAACAATACCATTTTAACAAACATTATAATTATTATAACGATAAAATTGTAAACTAATGAAAACTTTAATAAATGAATTAATCGACTATTTAAAAATAAGGAATGAAGGAATAGCAAATGTTTTAAGTACTCGATTTTTATCTAATTACGAGCGTGATAGGTATAATGGAATGTATGATTTTAATGAAAGTCTTATTCTGGAATTAGAAACTGAATATTTGCACCGAGAAAAAGAAAGGATTGAAACGGCTTTTGATTTTGGAAAAAATATAAATTATCTAAAAACTTCGGAGGAATTTTTTAATGAAATGTATAAAATTTAAAAAAATGAAAACAAAATTTAAAATTATCGAAATGTATTTAGACTATGTAAACAATTTTCTAACTGTTAAGGGCTTCGGGGATCATTACGGATTAGACGAATTTGAGGCAAATATTATCATTAACGCTGGAAGAAAATTAAATAATCACTAAAAAATCTAAAAATGTATAACAGAAAATTCGATATTAAAAAAGACTTTCACGAACTTAACGATTTAGAAAATGAAATAATACCATTAATTGAAAAAATGGATTATAGAAACGCTTTAAACGATGAAGAAAATCAATTTAAAAAAGATTTATTGAAAAACTATATTAGAATAATATTTCACAATCAATTTAAAAAATAGAAAAATGAGAACAATCAAATTAACCCACGAAGAAATTGAATTGATTAAAATTGCCTTAACGTATATATCCGATAAAAAACTGGATATAATTGCACAAAACAGGAATATTTTAACCGAAGAGGAACAACTGAAAATTTACGAAAACTATAAAAAGTATTTTGATACTCAAAAAGTTTTCGATGGTGAAAGAGACGTATAACTAAAAAATCTAAAAAATGAAAAATTCAGATATTAAAAAATACTTTGATGTTTACGGTTATGATGTTATTTTAACCGATATAAAAAATAGATACTTTTTTGTTTCATTTTCAAAAAATTCAATTCCTTCTCCTGGAAGTATGACTTTGAAAACCGACAAAATTAACGTTTTAAGCGATGCAAAAATCGAAAACGTGATCTTACATAGAAATAATAAAATAACCCTTAAAACTAATTACGGTTTTATGCAATTCTTTAATTAAAATGAAAATAGAAATAAATAATAATGGAATGTCTTTAGAATGTGGATTGGAAATAATTGCCAATGGAAAAAGATTATTAAATATCAATGCAAACGGTTTTAGACAATATGAATTTTCAGAAGATGAAATTTATCATATAATCGGAGAAAAGGAATTTGAAAAATTTAAAAAAATTGAAAAATTTATATTTGAAGTTCCTTTATGGAAATTAGATTGTGTATCTGGCAAAGGTTTAAAAAATGCTAATATGTTTCAAAATAAATGGTCGTACAATTACGGAGAAATAAAATCTTAAAATTATGAAAAATCTAAATGTTACCCGATTGAAAGAAATGATCCAAATGTCAAAAAAATTAAAAATTGACTTATTAAGTACTTATAAGACTTTTGACAAAAATCGTGATTATAAAGTAGATATTTTCTACCACAAATTTGAAAATGAAAAACCTTTCGTTTGCTTGGTCCTCGTGACCGAAGATTATACAACTACAAAACAGTTTTATGTGGACCAACTGAAAGAATGTGTTGAAGAAGTAAACCGATTTAATCTAACTGGTAAAATTTATTAATTATGTTTTTTGAAAAATTTGAACAAATAGTAACGTACAATTTTGCAGGAGTGAAAGACGTACAACCGATTTTATTAGATATTGAAAGCGTTTCTTACTTCTCCCCGATGGTCATCGTTAATGAAGAAGGAAATATTGTGAAAAAATACACAAAATTTCATTTAAAAAATGGTGATAGTGTTAATATAAATATTGAATTTGAATCTATTATAAAAAAATTAAGTTTTTAAAAATGAGAAATATAATTTTAAATAAAGTCTATATTACTACTCACGGAAAGGAAATTACGCCAATTGAAAAAATAGCTGTAAAAAACGAAGAAACAAAATTCATTTGTACTAATGGAAATATTATAAAAAAATCTAAACTTTTGTTTATTAAAGGTGAAAACCCTCCTAAACGACCAACATCAACAATTTAAATAAATAGAAAAAATGAAAACAAATTATTATTGGAAAATTATCAGTTTGAGTGAAGCTAAAAAGCTGTTCAAGAAAAAATCTAAAGTCTATCAACTTTACGAAGATGAAAGTTACACAGAAATAGAAAATGACAGCGATTTTAACGATTGTAAAGAATCTAAATCAGATATTGGTATAAAGTGTTATCTTTGACATAAAAACGTCTTAAAATGGATTTAATAACTAACGAGGAAATTAAGGAAACAGAAACTTTTAAAAATTCTGAAAAAATGTTTCAAAATCTATTGTTGCAATATGCAAACAAAAAGAAAATCAGTGAAGGGATTGTAATTTTTAAAAACTGTGGTGTTTATCCTGGTTTTTTAGGAGGAAAAAATCTAAAAATAGTAAAAGAATTAACCCAACCCCGATAAAACGGGGTTTTTTTATGTTTAATTTTTAGCAATTATATTCCCGTTTTTTAAAAAATCTAAACGACTGTAAATTGGTGGAATGTCAAAATCTGGTTTATTCATTTTAGATGGGATTGTAATAAATTCGCATCTACTTTCGTAATGCAGCACCATAAAAATAATAGTTTGTTGATCATCGTTTAATCGATGTGGTTTTGATGTGATAGGAACGATATTTTCTTTCGCTATAATATTAAGAATTGTTTGCTTATTTGTTCCTGTTATTGATGCGATTTCGTTAATAGTTCTTAATCCTTCATATTGGTTTATATTTTTATTATTTAATAATCTTTCAGCTATTAAGTTTTGTTGGAACTTATTATAATATCCTATTTTATTTTTTTTATCAATAGGAATTAAATTTAAACTTTGTTTTATTCGTAATATAGTATCGTAATGTACTTTGTGTATTTTCGATATTTCGTTTATTGATTTTAGCATTTTGTAAGTTTTAAAAATTTATCGTAATAATCTATTTCTATTTCAAAAAATCCTCCTCTTTCGTCTAAATATTTAAAGGAATGAATCCAATGGTATTTTTCTACTTTATCAATCCATTTTGGTGGAATTTGTAAATTTTTTCTAGTTCCTGAAAGTCTAAATTCCCTTCTGAGTTTTGATATTTGAGTTTCAAAATTTAAAAAAATGTAAGTTTCTGAGTTAATTTTAATTTTTTCCATAATCTAAAAATCTAAATTAATATTATTTTGTTTGTCGTTTGGGTAAATAATTCCTTTTTTGTCCTGAATACAAAACGCTTTTTTCCCTGATGCGATTAATTGGTCTATTCTAAATTTCTGCAAAGGTTTCAAAGTATCGTTTATTTCTTTACACTCAATGTAAATATCAATTTCTCCTAACTTAGTACAAAGCAAATCGGGATAACCAGCTTGTGTTGTTTGATATTTAGTGACGGTATAACCTTCGGCTTGGTATTGCTTCTTGATTTTTGTCTGGAATTTTGAACTCATAATTTTTTTTAAATACGTTTAAAGTAAAATCCTTTTTATTTAGAACGGTTCTATATATTTTTTCTTCAATACCTCCTTTTGAAAAAAGCCAATAAATTTGGTTTTCTTTTCGTTCCATTGTAGTCATACGATCTTTAAATTGAAAGTAGGTAGTAGCTGAAAAATCTATATTTAAAGCTACAATATAATCGGCTTGTTTTAAAGAAAGTCCTTCTCTACCACTCAAAAACTGTAAAGCAATCCATTTATCACTATTATTAAATTCATCTAAATCGGTTGTAATTTTATCTTTTAAAACCTCTTTCAACATATTTAATTCCTCTTTAAATTTATAGAAAATCCCTATTTTATATTCTTTAAAATTTTCAAGGATATAATTAGCTTTTGAATAGTCTATAATCTTGCTTGTACCATCCTCAAATTTACAAGTTCCTGAGCTTAATTGGTGTATTTTCTGCATCAATTTAACTCCTGTATCTGCTAAAATAATTTGTCCTGTTGAATTTTTTACAACTAAATCACGTTTTAATCTTTCTATAATTGTATTAGTTATTGGTTGCATATCAACAAATAAAACCATTTCATTAACTGTTGAGGTAAACCCAGCTTCTTTTTGACTGAAAGTCAAAACGTAATATTTAATTCGTCTATTGATATGTTTAATATCTGCATCTGAATAATCGTTAACTTGTGCATAACCTAAATGCTTAATCTTTACATTAACAAAATCTTTCGCCCATTTATAAAAGTTTGAATATTCTTTAAACGGACTGTTGTCCGATAATTGGAATGAGTGATACCATTGTGAGTGACTTTCTGGGGTTGGTGTTCCTGATAGTAATATCATTGGTAAATGACTGTATTTTTGCTTTGCTAACTTTTGATATACACTTGCTTTTGGATATGCTGAAAAACCGTGAAATTCATCATAAATAACTAAATCAAAAGTATCATTTACTTTATGTAAACTTTCTTTATTGATAATAGTTAATTTAAAATCGTAGTCCATTTGGTCATAATCCCACTGTATAGACGAAAACGCTTTGATTTTAGTCACGAATAAAACATTTTTAGCACCGTAATTCTGTACAGTTTGAAGTGCTGTTAATGTTTTACCCGTTCTTACCATCATTGCTAATACTACAATTTTTTTAGATTGTAGTATTTCACAAGCCTCTTTTGCTAATTTAACTTGATAATCTCGAAGTTTTATCATAATTAAAAATCTACATCGTCATTAATATCTTCTCCCTTGCTTTCAAAACCTGATACTGAAAATTTACGAATACCTCCGTTTGTTGTATCTTCACGCTCCCATTTCTTTAAATCGAAATACATTCCCAACCATCGACCAAACCAGCTTACATTCATATTTCTAGGAACTTCTCTATGTCCATCGCAATAGGTTTCTTTTATTTCTTTGGTAGTATAGAAATTATGCTCTTTCCATAAAAATTCATTTTCGCAAAAATCATAAAAATCCTCACAAGTATTTGCAATAAATTTCTTTGTTTTACCTGTTTTTAATTCTGATTTCTGCAATCCATTTTTAAAGTATAGCTGTAAATTACGAATCATATAATTAAAAAATCCGTTCCAATCATCTTTATTCCAATCATCAAAAAACATTTTTCCAAACTCTGTAAATGGTTTATATGATTTTGAATAATGCCTAAACAATTCTATTTCTATTTTTCTGTCATCGTGTGAATCTCCAACCCCAGAAAGAATATAGTTTGAAGTAAACAATATTTTAGGACTGCGTACAAATGGAATTTCAATAGGCTGCTGGAACTTCTTTTTTAAAGTTAAATTCCCTGTCATTATAGAAAACAAAGTTTCTAATTTAAAAGTCCTATCCATATCATCGAAGCAAATAATATTATCGTCTAAGTTTACAATATCATAAGGAAAATTTCCTTTATTATCAAACTCTTTACCGTTTAAAGTAACAAGTTTACGCATAGCTCCAAGTGCTTTTGATATGATTGTTTTACCTGTACGACCACTTGGGTTATCGTTTAATGTTTCATCATATAAAACAATAGCTAAACCTTCATCCTGTTTCTTAAATGTGCTTAAAAGATACCCTATTGCACTCTCTAAAATCATTTTTCTTTTTTCGTCTTTATTTGAAATATTTAAAATCCT